CTTCATAAATTTCTTTGAAATCACGGTAACGACCTTCAATACTATCACCAAAACCATACACCACAAAAGGAATATTCACTTTGCGACAGAACATAGAAAGAATCAAAACCTGTTCAATAGAACCTGCCATGTTTTGTCCCATAGAACCAGAACGGTCAAGTAACAACACTAGACCATGCGATTTACCTTTTGGCACACGCATAGTTTTACGGAAGATATTATCATCAACTTGATAACGATACAAACGAGAGATATCAATATCACCAGTATTTGCAATCTTGGCCTTAGAAAATGCCTTAGCAGCTTTCTTCATTTCAAATTCTTTCGCAAGCATACCGATATAACGGTCGTTACGCTCTTTGAATTTGTTTACCTCAAGGTCAATCATGTTATAACGATGTTGGCCGACATTATCAACTGTATAATATTCAGATAAGAATTGCTGAACCTTACTTGCAGGTGTGATAATGTTTTCCATAATTGGTGTTGGCAATTTCATGTAAACATATTCTTTACATTTTTCATCCAACAACTTATCTTCATTCTGACGGAATGCTTTATCAGTAGAACATTCAGGTTGAAATTGGTCTTTTGTTGATGGTGCGGAATCTTTGTATGGGTTGTATTCGTTGCCATACTCATCGCCATCTTCACCAACATCATCATTAGATTCACCAGATTTTGATTTGGTTTGACCTTCATCACCATCGGATGGTTCTCGTTTTTCACCTACTGATTGCTCACTTTCTCCATCAAGTTCTTCATCATAATCAGATTCGCCATATTCATAACCATCATCAGATTCTTCTTCAGCGCCATTAGCAGTAGCTGCCATAGATTGAAGCATTTGTTGCATTTCAAATTGTTCATCTTTTGAATAATCAAATACTGCTTGAGTAACACGAATAACATCTTCCCATGTTTCACAAGCTTCAACTTGTTTTACCAAGTCCATTTCTTCATCAGTAAATTTGATATTCAATAGACCAGTCATTTTGGTATGAATATTCAAACGGTCAATAAATGACATTTCATTTAGATTACGACCTTTGATTTGAAAGAAATCATTGGTAACAAGATAATCATAACCACGGCTAAATGAATACTTTAGGCCAGGATACTTGCGTTTTACTTTCTTTTCAATACGACAATCTTCAACTACATTTAGAAAACCTTTGTAGTTAGCACCACGAGCTGAAACGGCATCATGCCAACCTTCAGGCGGTGTGTAAAGTGCATGACCAACCTCATGACCCATCAATAAGTCATACAAGGCACCAGTCATGTTTTGCCAAATAGGACAGTAAAGAACACGATTCTTAGGGTCAAATTTAGCCGTTGAAATCTTTTGGTGTTCAACACGGAGATTTTCAGTAGCCATCAACTTGGCTAATTGAGATTTGGATTCAACTGTAAATGTCATAATATAATATACTTTTTCACTATAATAATATCCATTATATCACAGTTTCGCCTGTTTGTCAAGCCACCGTCTAAGCTCTTGTTTTATAACGGTATTTTTGGCAACTTCATTGAGGACATGGTCTATTCCATGTGTTTGGAACGCATCCAGAACATCGGCAACACAACTATAAAAGTGCATTTCTTCCTGTTCTAGTAGGGTATGTGAATAATCTTCAATCATTTGACCGTCATACATAATAATCTCCCATTGAAAGATGATAGTATAACACAAATAATATTTATTTGAGGCAAAGAAAAAACCCTACCTTTCGGTAGGGTTCCTCTTTTTTTCAACTGAACTGGAGATTTAGTATGAAAATTGGAGCGGTCTCTATGATTCGCACATAGCGCTCAGGTTGGACACCTAAACTGTTCTACAACGACCGCATATTCTTTAATGTATATAATTATATATGCTTTTTATTTTTATTTCAAGCACTTTTTTACACTTCTGCCTGATTATCTACCAACTTGTGCCAGATATTTAGCTTTTGTTTCTTCCCATGTAAGATAAATCAAATCATCATAAAACAAAGTTTCATATGATACTTTATCTTTCTTTATCAATTGTTTGATACGACCTTTAGCGTGTTTCTCTTTCCAAATCTTTGTCAATGCTTCATAACTTGTATCAAATGATTTTACCAATGTATCTTCGGTAATTTCTTTACGGAGAAATTCATAGGTATTATTATACAAAGGACTGAAATAAATTCCTCTTGCGTGTTCACTACGAATCAACTCTTTAGGTATACCCAATTTACTGTAAGTAAAATTCAATGAACGATTTTTATGGTCACGCTTATGTGGTTGCCCACTAGGTTTCTTTGCAATATACCATTCAAAGTATTTACGAGTATGATTTGTTTTTAACCATTCACGAATTGAATATCTTGTATCACGCTCTGGTTCATATGATACGGAACCTGATGTGAAACCCATAGCATTCCAATGGTCAAGGTTATCATACTGTGAAAGGCCACCTGCTTTAGTTTTACCATACAATGATGTTGTAGTTACACCGACAAGTGTATCGCCATATTGTTTCTTCCAAAGTCTTTGAACTTCATCAGATAAACATAACAACGCAAGTAGTTTACCACCAACATAATTATAACCTAGAGGTTGGAAAGGAACAATAGTAGAACCAATTGCAGTATGGTTTATCATACCACCTTGTGTTTTCAAATCTCTTGGCCAACCAATCACATTATCTCTTGGTGTCAAATCAAGAAAATCGGAACTGATACAGATAACACCAAGATACTTGCCAGTCTTTCTATCGGCAACCAAGAAGTTTAGGTTACGACCAATGTTACTGTTATTCTTCATTGTAGAAATAAAGTTTCGTGCTGTGTTCCATCTTTCAGGCAAGTCACTACGTTTTACTTTTTCTTCTACAACTGTACCGTCAATGCCTTGTTTCTCTAGTTTACCAGAATCGTCTGTGTAAATCAACATAGGCTCAAGATTCTCATAATCTTCGGCACCGTTTGGCATCCAAATATTAGATTTTACCTCATCAACCAAAACCTGTTGTGATGGGTCAATCAATTGCCTTTCTTCACCAAACAAAGTATTATTCATCTCAGTAGGATACTTTTGTTGAATCTCACACCACTTTTGATAGAGTGTATATTCTTTTACATCCATCTGTGATACAAATGTTAGGTCTTTGATAGTTTGCTCACGCAATTGTTGTTCATCTACCTGAACAAAACTTCCAGACGGATTGGCATCTTGCCATTTCTGCCATTGCGTTTCTACATCATCTTTTGGGTCAAATGCGTATGCCATTATTTTTTTCTACGTGATACAGTTTTTATTAGTTTCTTTTGTTTTTCTCTTGCTAATTGTAACGCAACTGGCTTCACATAAGAGGTAAACTTGATGCCGTTCATATGGTCAAGTTCATGTTGGTAACAACGAGCAGTTAGACCTTCCATTCGCATTTGAACCAACTCACCATTTTCATTGTAGAATTCTGCCTCAACCCATTCTGGTCTATCAATCTTTAGACCTAAACCAGGAAAAGATAAACATCCTTCTGTATCTTTCATTGTTGATGGTGCCTTGGCAACAATCTTTGGATTGATACAAGCCCAAGAATTCTCACCAACACCTATAACAAATACTCTTTCAAATACACCACATTGATTGGCAGATAATCCAATACCATTGAAAATGTCTTTAGTCAACTTCATTCGTTTGATAAGTTTTGTCATCAAAGGATTAGGTAACTTACGAACATCATAGTCAGGTATTGGTGCCGACAACATTGGCTGGTGTTCATCGTAAACAGGCAACGGTTCAACAACTTCTTCTTTTGGTGTAGTCAGGCCTGCCGATGTATCAATGACTAATAAATTTTCTTCGCTCATTTTTGTAATACCCAATCCTCAGCCGCATTTTCGGCATCTTCTTCATTAGAAAACAATTTCATATCATTATAATCATCTTCTGCTCTATAAAGCAAGACCATAAATGGTTCTTTGCCTTTAGTTTTGAAAACTTGTCCTGTTAGGTTATACCCATCGGTATATTCATGTAATTTTATCATTTCATTATCCTTGAAAAATTCTTTACCTTTTCAAAACGAATCACACTACGGAACTTATCTTGTAGAATATCACCTTTATGTGAGATAACAAACACATTGGTGCCCTCCAACATATGAAGAATATTCATTAGATATTCTGTACCATTCGCATCCAAACTACTATCAAACACTTCATCTAAAATCAAAAGGTTTGTATTAGCAGAGTTCTTCAATTTAGCAACAGCACGCCAACTGAACAATAATGCCAAATCAATCTTTTGTTTTTCGCCTTCTGAAAATGAGGCATAAGTAAAATCATCACGGTGGCGAGATTTGATTGTTTCTTTGAATGTTTCATCAAGGTTGAAGTTCACAAAGAAATCAAATGATGCCAAGTATTTGTTTACCAACTTATTGATAATTGGCAAATACTGCCTAATGATTTTAGTTTTGATACCAGTATCCTTCAATAAATTGCTTGCCGCCTCAAGATACATTTTTTCTTCATTCAACTCTTGCAGTTTAGCTTCTTCTTCTATCAATTGATTTTGGAGAATCTGTAATGCCAATTCGGTTTTCTTTGTAGTATCTTTAGTGTTTCTAAGAGTTTCAATCTTATCAGATAACTTACGATTATACTTGTTCAATTCTGTAATTGAAGAATTAGAAATTGCCACTTGTGTTTGGCAGTTTTGAACCTGTAAAACAGTATTAGCAATTTCACCCAAACGAATATTCAAATCCGATAATTTGACCTCAAGAGTTGAAAGGCCTGTCTGTAACTCATTGACTTTTGTGCCAAGGCTGCCGATTTGTTCTTGTTTAAATTCATCTTCAATACCCTGGTGACAAGTAGGACAAACGTCATGCCCCTGAAAGAATTGAATGTCCTTTTTGAACTTGCTAACGTTGGTTTCAATCTGTGCTTCAAGTTGGGTGAGTTTTTTGATTTTACCTTGAATTTCCGCTTTATCAACAATAGTTTGTTGCAGTTCCGAAATAGTATTTTGTGTTTCACCGATTGATGTATTGAGTCTTGCAATTTCAAGTTCATTAGTAGATATCTCCAATTGATATGACGAAATCAATTCTTCATTGTTCTGTTTCATATCTTCAATATGTTTTTCTTGCATTTCAATCTTAGATTTGGCATTTTCAGTTTTCATTTTGCCTTCACTAAGTTGTTCTTTGTTTACTGCCACCTTATCTTTTAGAATGTTGTTCATGGAAGAAAAGATTTGAATATCAAGCAATTCTTCAATGATTGCTCGTCTATCGGCAGGCGATAGTTGCATGAATGGAGTAAACGAAGCAGAACCTAGAATAACAATCTGTGTAAAAGATTTATAGTTCAACTTCAAAATAAATTTCTCAAGGTGTTCTTGGTAATAACGCATCGCTGCATCTTGGTTGATAAGAACACCATCTTGCCAAATCTCAAACACATTTGGTTTGATACCACGAACAATCTTATATGATTTATTACCTGCATTGAATTCAACTTCAACAAGACAGTCTTTTCCATTGATAGAATTCAACAACTGTGGCTTGTTGACAGAACGGAATGGTTTGCCAAATAAAGCAAAACACAAAGCATCAAGCATTGTGGATTTACCTGCACCGTTTGAACCAACGATTAGTGTGTTTGGAGATTTATCAAATTGTAATTCGGTGAAATAGTTTCCTGTTGATAAGAAGTTTTTCCACCTGATTTTTCGGAATATAATCATTCAGTTTCAGTATTCAAAGCCTCAACATACAACTCACGCATGAGTGTTTTGAGTTTATCATTATTTACATTCAAAGGCAAATTATCAATATACTTAGATAGTATAGTCATTGTATCTTCAGCTTGGTCAACAAGTTCTTGGTCATCTTCAAGAGCAACATCGGTAAAATCTTCAACGATTGATAAGTCACCAACTCCTGCCTTGTATAGATTATCAACAACATTATCAAACAGGTAAGGATTTTGTTTGTTTAGAACAACAATCTTAACAAAACAATCTTTCAATGTGTGGTAATCATAAGCTTTCCAAAACTCATAGTCTTGAGCACCATCATCATAATTCAACTTGTGAAACATACGATGTGGGTTAGGAACAAATGTCAACTCTCTTGTTTCGGTATCAAACACATGAAAACCACGCTGGTCATTATAATCAGCCCAAGTAATTTCATATTGATTACCAAGATATGTGATGTTGCCACTTGATGA